ATCGACGCGGTAGACCCGGAGGTCTTATCCAGGACACGCGGCTTCACCCACTCCAGCGGCCCCATGAACTGATCCGTGGTGAATTCCCCCAACGTCGAGACGATGGTGGAGATCACCGAATACGGCCCCGCGCTGGAGCCCATGCGGTGCAACAGTTGCGTCACGCCCGTGCAGCCCGACGAGGACTCAATCCCGAAGGTGATCCCCTGCGAGTAGCCGCGTACGTCAAACGCCTTGCCCGTACCCGTGGACGTGAAGGTCCACTTATGTGAAGCGGTCAGGTCCGCCATGTGGCCCCCTTTAGGCTTTGATGTAGTTCCACTTGATCGGCGTGTCGGTCAGAATCGAGGCCGTGGACGCGAGGTTGTTCAGCCACGCGACCTTCGCTTCGTTCGCCGCCGTGCAGCTGTACCCCACCATGCCGATCGCCGTGCTCACCAGGGTGGATTCCGGCCGCGCCAAGTAGAGCATGTCGTTCACGCCCAAGCCGGGGACCGTCACGGTCGAATAGACCAACCCACTCGCCGGCAGTTCCACGAGCGTCATCGTGGACGTGCCGCGGTTCATGCCGCCGAAGCCGGATGTGGACCCGCCGATGCGGATCGTGTTGGACGAATCGCCCAACTGCAGCGTGCCGGTGCCCTTCGCGCGAACGGTCAAGCCAGCGGCGGCCGAATCACTGGCGGGAAGCACCGTGCTACCGACCAGTTCCACGCCAGACAGGCCGTCGACGTTGGTGATGAAGCCCTTACTGTGATGCGTAGCCTCGCCAGGATTGCGGTATTCCATGTGCTGCTGTCCTCAGCGCGTGTCTACATGACAGCTACGTACCGGGCAGGAACCGGCAGACACGCGCGTTACTGACGCCTGCGGAAAAGGCGGGCTGAGGCCCGAAGACCCCAGCCCAGAACCGAACTAGACTCCGGGACTTCCGAACGTCCCTTGCCAGAACGAGCAGCCGAACGACCGGCGCCACCGGACCGGATACAGGCGGTTGCCCGTCCGGGGATCGGTGCGCGGCGTCTGCATCGAGATCGGCACGCGGGTGTAGCTCGTCATGCCGTGCCGCTTCTTGTTCGAGTCCTGCACGAACCAGGCGTCCGGGTCCGTCAGGTAGGGGTTGACCACGACGGTCCAGTTGCGCTTCTTCAGCGCGTTCACGTCGTTGTCCGCCACACCGGGGCGCAGCTGCGAGTTGATCAGGCGATGCGCCTGGAACTCGTTGGCGGGCGCCACGACGAGGGTGAGCGAGGTGGCCGGCGCCACGATCTGGCCCGCTTCCACCTTGGTTTCGGTCTGCAGGTCGATCAACGCCTGCTCGAGCGACGTGGCCGAGAGATCCGCATCGGTCGTCAGGCGGTTGCGCGCCGTGCCGCCGGCCTTCAGGACGTGGGCGGTCGAGAAGATCGCCACGCCGTCCGGGGACTGCTCGGTCGTGAACCCGTTGTTGTAGAGGATGGCCGCGCGCTTCTCCTCCACCACGCGGGACGCGAACATGAACCACCGGCCGTTCTGGGCCAGCTGGTCGTACTGGTCGTCTTCCAGCGCCGTCTCGGTCACCTCGAACATGGCGCCGAACTCGGTGTGCAGGAAGTCCTTGGTCCAGCCGGGCCGGATGACGCTGGACGTGTAGGGGGCGCCTTCGCCCTTCTCCGGGATGTCCCCGACGCCGGTGACGCTCATCACGCGTTCGAACTTGCGATCCGAGGTCTTGACGTTGATCAGGTCCGCCCAGATCTTGGGCAGTTCCTTCTGGGCATCGAACAAGATCGTGAAGACCGACTTGTCGATGTTGTCGTAGAGCTCGGTAAATGTGCCGCGGGTTTGGATCGCCATTTACAGCACTCCCAGGTAGACGTTGGACGTCAGGAACTTGAAGTACACCGGGCCGTTGGTGTCGCCCTCCGTGCCTTCAGGAATGCCCGTCTGCTTGACGGTGACGAGCGCGACGGTGCTGTTGGTGGAATCCACCAGCCAGACCTGATTGGTGGAATCGAAACGGACGGCGAAGTTGTCGCCGTTGTTGCTGGAGGCCGAGGCCCCCGCCGTGAGGTAGCCGACAAATTCGCAGCCGGCTTCGGCCACGAAGACGCCGATCTTCTTCCGGATGGGCGTGCCAGGCGCCGACGAGGACGGGTCCACGTTGCCGCTGTTGCTGCCGTCCGAGGTGGAGCCTTCCGCCGCGATGCCAATGATCGTCTGTGCGATCAAGAGCAGGTCGGCGCCGTTGCCACCGGAGCTGTAGCCGCGCCGGACGCGCAGGCCGCCCGTGGAGACGGTCGTATCACGGGACACGATGTCGCCGTACTTAATGACCTGCGTACTCGGGCAGGTGCTTTCCTGGAAATACTGAATCGCCGGGGTGGCCGCGCCGTAGCGCGTGCGCCCGTGGGTCATGACTGACCCCGTGCCGATTGTCCAGTCTGCCATGTTGACCTCTGGCGACTACACACGTAGCCGCGACGAGAGATGAACGATGGTCGGGATTTGAAAGCCGTTCCGGTGAGGCTCCGTGCCGTGGCCTTGAACCGAAACCGACGAAACGCCCGGTGAAGACTGGCCCCCGGCGACGGGGCATGGTGTGACCGGAGGGCCGTGTAGACCCGCCGGGTAGCGTGTCACACCAACACGCCACCCCGAGTCTCTAAACTACGCCGCTTGCGTCAACGTGTCAAGCTGAATTACGATCGCGCTCGACCGGCGCGGTCACGCCGCCGGTTCCGGTTCGAGCTCGATCCGCTCGCGGCCGTCCTTGATGTCTATGTGGTCGAACTGACGCGCCACCGCATCCCCCGCCTGCGACCCATGAGCCACGGCGGTTTCCTGAGCCACGGCATCCCGCGTTTGCTTCCCGCCCAGGTTCTTCAGGTTCAGGCTGGACTTGGCCTGCTGGATCGCGTCGAAGTCGGACTGGAACATCTTCACTAGCACTTCTTCGCCGTGCTCGCCGCGCACCAGGCGCCCGTCCTTGGCTTCAAAGCCGAGTTCGTCCGGTGTGCCGTCCAGTTCCTCCGGCGTCACGTAGACCCATCCCTTGTTGTGGATCACGTCGTGCAGCCGTCCGGTGCGCGACTTGCTGTTGATGATGCGGATGGCCCACTCCCCCGGCGTCTTGAGCGTGACGGGCTGCGACGGCGCCCCAAACGGGTGCAGCTTGCGGCGATCGATAACAGAGACTTTCGGCAGTTTCTTGGCCATGGGTTACTCCAGTGAATTGGTCTGCCCGGGCTTGAACCGCTCGGACTGCTTGGCGAACTCGCCCGGTTTCATGTCGGCGGCGCGCGCGAACTTGGCGCCAACAGCGTCCAGTTCCCTCGTGACCTTCCCACCGCCGCCGAGTGATTCTGTTTGCAAGACGGCCGGCTGCTGGGCCTGCGTGCCCTTGTATTTGCCGGCCCGGATGGACGCGGCCAAGGCCAAGTCGTAGATGATCGCGGCCACTTCCGGCTTGGCCGAGAGTTCTGGGGGGACGATCTCCCACACCTTCGTCAGTTCGCCCCTGTCCACCATGTGGCCGTTGGCGTCCTTGAAGGCCGCGATGTGGTTGAACATGGCATCGCTGGTGCGCTTGGCGTCGTTCGCCTGGAAGGGCGCTACGGCGGTCTGGGCCGCACGGGCCGCGCGTTCGACCTCGCGGCCGACGATGCGCTGGGCGCGATCGACATCAGGCGTGCCGTCCGTCTTGTAGAGGTCGAAGTCCTTGGCGTATTCGATCGCCTCGGCGTCGGTCATCGGCTTCGGCGCTTCGGCCGGCGTGGCGGGCTTCTTCGCCGCCTCCACTAGGTCTGGACGATTCCGCACGGCTTCGATGATCGGGCGGGCCTGCTCGACGTAGCCAGAGAGTTCGTCAAACTGCTTGGCCTTGGCCTGCGCCTCGGCTAGTTGCGTCTTGAGCGTGGCGGCTTCCTTCTGGGCTTCCTTGCGCTGCGTGCGTTCGGAAATCACGGCCTTGACGGGCGCAAACTGCACGCCGCCGGTGCCTTCAATGGTCCCGTCCGGTACCGCGTCGTCGTCCGCATCGGCCGCTGGCGGATCTTTCTCCGTGATGCCCACAATCGTGGGGTTCTCCTCCAGCGACAACGCCCCTGTCGGCAGTCCGTCTTCGTCAGCCATGGTTACTCCAACACCGCGATCAGTTCATCTTCCGTGAGGATGAGGTATCGCTGGCCCTCATGCTCTAACTCTTGCCCGGCTTCGGGCGGGAACAGCACCACGTCTTCGATCTGCACGTCGCGCACGTCGCCACAGGCCACGATGGTGCCCATCACCGAGGGCGCGTGGTCTTCAACAATCACGATGCCGCTGGCGTGTTCGGTCACGGACTGGTCTTCCGTGGCCACCAGCACGCGATTGCCGCGCACCGTGAGGCTCAGAGGCCACCCCGGCGAGATTGCGTCAACGGCGCGGCATCACTATCCGGCTTGGTTTCCGTGCGCTTGAGCGTGTCCAGACGTTCACCAGGCCACCGCATGGCCGCCTGAATCTCGCGCTGAGCGGCGATGATCTGGCGCATCTTCGGGAGCGCCGTGGCGTCGTCCTCCTTGGCGATGGCCATGGTTTGGGTCACGAACCGTGATCCGCCACCCTCGGAGGTGCCCCACTCGAGCTCGACGCGCTGCTTGAAGCGCTGCCACCCGGGCGAGTTGATCAAAGCGTCGAGGTCTTCGCGTTCGTCGGTCACTGCATGCCTCCCGGTGGCGCACCGCCACCCAACATTGCCGCAATCTCAGGCGGCACACCCGGCGGCAAGCCACCCGGAGGCGGCGCACCAGGCATCCCGGGCGGCATCCCCGGCGCCGGCGGCGGCACTTGCCACTGCACCTCATTCCCGATCCACGCCTGCTTGTCGGGGATGTTGAACAGGCGGAGGAAGTTCTCCATCGCGGACTTCGCGGCCTGCATGTTCCCGCCGATGATCTGCTGCAGCGCCGGCCACACCTTCATTAAGAGCGCCAGCCCCTGCATGAACTGGATGTAGTCCCCGCGCATCCGGGCCTTGTCGGCCGTCTCGCTCGAGCCACGCGGCTTGAACCGGAACGTGCCTTCCAGCATGTCGGCCGTGATCGTCGGCGTGCCCTGCGTCACGTCCCCACCGCGGCCGTCCATCAGGTTCTGCGGCGCCGGCATCCCGGCCTCGCCCTTCTCCTTGAGCGTGGCGATCCAGATGGCCTGCCGCACCTGCCCGAGTTCTTCCATGGGCTCGAGCAGCGCCTTGATCACGTCGTCCATGCGGACGAACGACTGCTCCGCCACGAGGTTGGTTTCCCCGAGGGTGCGCGAGGTCTGCGGCGTCATGCCGGCGGCCACGTCATTGATGCCCGCCACCCGTTCCGCGGCCTGGACGATCTCCTGCTCCCGCCGCCACGCGCTTTCCGGCTGGGGCGGAATCTGCATCGCCTGGACTTCGTTCATGTCCCGGACATCGATCACGGCCTTGGGGCCGAAGGGCTGATCGTCCGGATCCCACAACGCTCCGCTTAGCCGCTTGATCGGAGCCGAGAGGTTCAGCATGTCCCGATCCGCGCCGGCATTGCGGAACGCCGTGTGGTCCTCGATCACCGTCACCAGCTTGTGGCCGACGAACGAGTAGCCTTCGTGGCAGCGATCCGTACGCGGGTAGGGCGTGAAGATGACGTAGCGGCCGCGCCCCACGCTGTCGTGCTTCAGGCGCAGTAACTTCCGCTGGCCGACATGCACCGTGGCGACGTACCACCGCAAGCCCTTCCCGTTCAGGTCCACCAGCAGCTGAACTTCCCAGAGTTCCTTCTGGGCCTTGTCGTTCTGGCTGGATTCGCCCAGGGGTGAGCCGGACTGCGTGGCCACGGGCACGTTCTGGCCCGAGGGCGACAACTGGGAAGCCACGTCCGGGCTGTCGGTCAGTTCCTCGACGGCTTTCTTGTCGTAGAGGCCACCCTTCACGCCTTCCTGCAGCGTGTCCCACCGCTTGGTGAACTTCTTGGCGTACCCCCAGATGTCGGTCTTCTCGCGCGCGTTGCCGGGCAGCACCAGGAAGTGCTCGTAGTCCAGCACGCGGTAATTGGGTCCGCGGCGGACGCGCTCGGTGCTGTCAATCACGGTCGCCGCGGTCGCAATCGTGCCACCCTCATCGTCTTGGACTTCGACGTAGTTGCCCTCGGCGTCCTGCTCGAGCATGGGTTCCAGCGCTTCATCCAACTGGAACCGGCCATCCGGCGTCATGGCGAGCTTCGCGTTGATCTCCTTGCGGACGGGGCGCTCGGTGGTGTCCTCGTAGGCTTCCAGCACCGAGCGTGGCTCCACCAACGCTTGGAGCATGATGCGGGACAGAAAGCCTTGCAGGCCTTCCGTCTCGATCGTCCACTGGTGGAAGTCCTCGACGAACGGGGCTTTCGAGGCCGACGCCCCCCAGCCTTCGACCGTGTAGACCGGATCGACCATGAGCGTCCGCATGATGCGGGCTTTCAAGGCGTCCACCTTCTCAGTGCCGAAGTAGCTGGTGAGATCCGCGGCGTCCTGCCACGGCGCGAGGCCCTGATCACGCGTACGGGCCTGCTCGTAGAGTTGCCACCAGTAGCGCACGTCTTCAAGGGGCACCGTGCGGGCCGCTTCGGCGTTCAGGATCTCGTCACAGAGCCATTGCGTGAACGTGCGGCGCTTCTCGTCGGAGAGCTTCACGTCCCACGCGGTATTGGCGGGTGCTTGCTTGGCCATTCCTCAGTCCTTCCGAATCAGGAGCGCGACGTAGCCGAACGGGCGCCCGTTCGCGTTGTTGCGTGTCGGCTTCTCGATCCAACCGTTCACGCTGAGATCGGTATAGCCCAACACCTCATGCGGGCCGAACCGCTCGAGCAGGCGCTGATCGTCGTAACACCGGCACTTGGTCCCGATGACCTGGTAGCCTTCGGGCGTATACGGCACGTCGAAGTAACAGAACCCGCCCGGTCGCAACCAGTCCCGCACCCGCTGGATCGTCTTAATGTCGCCGTGGGGATCGAGCGGGTCTGAGTCGTAGTGCCCCAACCCGATATGCTCAATCGCGGAAAGCGACACCACGGCGTCCTTTCGAAAGGCGCACTCCCACGTGAGGATGTCCGCCTTCACCACGCCCAGCCCTCCGCGCCAATCCACACCGTGGACCGACATCGACGGGTCGGCGTGGCGCGCCCGCTGCACCCAATCGGTATCGTGGGAGCCAATCTCCAGCACGTCTGGATGCGACACCGCAGGCAACAGGGGGTTGGCGAGCGTGAACAGCTTCAGCCCCGGATCGCCGCCGCCATACACCCACCGCGACAGGAACATCAGCAGCCCTTCTTCTTGCCGCCGCCTTTGCCTTTGCCCTTGGGGCGTGGCGTGGTCAACTGGGGAAATGTGCCAGTGGTTTGCATTTACTTCAGCCTTTCAGTCTTAACCCATCGCCCACCATCGCAGCGCGTGAGGGCGTATGCGTTCTTTAGCGCATCCACGAAGGCTCGCGCTTCCGCTTGCGTGGCGAACACTTCAATTTGCGGCTCTCCCAGGTCGACAGAAGGGGTAATAATCGTGTCGTCCTTGATTGACATCCATCGAACCAGCCACGTCCCCGCAACCACTTGCTCCCGAGTGTCGTTGCTTACAGGGACATCTATCTTTCTAGAGAAAATGAAGCTCACAACATCCCTCGGCGGCTGCGGCCGCGTCTCTGTTCACGGTCGTACTCGTCGGTGTCCTTCTGCGCCCGCCTGAGCGCCAAGGCGTCCTGTCGTTGACGGGTCAGCATCTCCCGCTCGGGCGCGGTCTGATACGCCGCTGCCGCCTGGATCAACTGCTGGACGCTCGGCGCCAGCGGAATCGCCTCCCCGATCACGGGATACTCAAAGGCGTTCATCAAGTCGTCGTAGCGGGTGCCCTTCTTGGGCTTGCGGACATTCGGGGCCGCTTCACTCGGGGCCTTGGTGTCCCAGATGTAGCCCGCTTCAAACGCCGTGGCGAGGATGTGCGAGGACTTCTCCACCAGCACGCCGTTCTCGCGCACGAGCTCGATGCACGTCGGGTGCAACTGGAACGCCGGGGAGCCATCCGTGGCCTGCCGGAGCATGTAGCCCGCCACCGTCTGGATCGCCTTGTAGCGGACTTCCGCGTCGTTGCCGTCCCGGTTACTCTGCGAGTCCTTTGCCGGCCGCGCCGGGACGCCCAATTGATGCAGTAGCGTGATCGGGGTGAACTGCAGGCCTCCATTGCCCGTCGCGCCGGTCGGGTCACACCAGGACTGGAAGATCGCATCGTGCGGAAACAGCCGGGCGCGGATCTCGAGCACCTTGGGCGCGAAGAGCTCCAGGAACAACTCCGAGCCTTTCACCGCCCCGAGCACCCGAAGGGCCGCAAGGTGGCGCAGATACTGGAACCACACCACGGCGGGCTTCTCTTCGCCAAAGTCCCAGCCCTCGAGGATCGGATAGAACGGCGTGAACCGCACCTTCTGATCGACATGAATGGGCTTCTTGAACGCCTGCCCATACACCGGCTTGCCGACCAGCGTGACGCCGCGCTTCCCCTCAATCTTGGTGCGCCTGAGCGTGTGGCCTGGGGGATAGTCCGACTCAAAGCCGGCCATAACCTGCGGGCCAAGGTTCTGCGCGTTGCTGTAGAGATCGGCGCGAATATGCCGGTGCCCTTCGCGGGTGCAGGTATCACCATCGGCCCCTATTGGGAACTCCGTGGCAATCCAGTGGTCATCATCGATGCAGTTGTGAACCAAGACCAGCTTCAGCGGGTAGTTGAACGGCTTGTTGTCGGGGGTGCGGGACTGGCTCAGGCGCTCCTTGAGGCCCACGTAATTCACGTAGGGCAGTTCCTGCGCCTCTTCCACGATCACGACAGCCAAGGTCTTCCCCTTGTATTTGCTGTCCACGAGATCGGTTTCGCCCGCCTTGATTGAACTCAGGTAGACCCGAGAACCCGTGTAGACCTTCCCGATCCACTTCCCGTTCGGGAAGTCCCACGCCTGCTCCGAGGCGTTCCAGACCGGGTGCAAATACTCCGGGAAATTCACACTGACTTTGTTCCAGACGTCCCGCAACTGAATCAGGGATTCATCCTTGTACCGCGAGTAGAATATTTGAATGCCGGGATACTTGTACGCCAGCTTCCAGATCCAGAACCCCACACCCCACGACTTGGCCGAGCGGGGGGAGCCTTCGACATCGTGGCAGCGTTCCTCGCGCTCATCGATCGAGTAGATCTCGATCTGGGGGTGCGTCAGGGGCGGGAGCGTCAGGACGACAGCAGCCAGGGCAGCAGCGGCCATCACCATTTACACCCGCCGTAAACAGTCGCGATATACGCGATCCCAAGCCACAAACACACTCGGAGGGCCGTGTCGACCACATCCCAGCCGTTGGTTGGGTGCTTACTCACGTCTGATTCTCCGAATTGGGCTGCTCGTTCACCACGAAGGTGATCGCGGGCGGGATCAGATCTCTGCCGTCACTGCCGGTTAGTTCAACCTTCTGCTGAGCACGACCGAAGACGCGATCCAGCATCGAATCGATCGAGCGGTTGTCTGGATCCTTGGTCTGAAGGTAGTAGTAATCGCCTGTCTCGCCAGGCTCAACGCCGTCCAACTGTCCGTCAAGGTACTTGGCAATCTCGGTTGGGTCAGTCACCAGCACGTGCCGGCGTTTCTTTTCCTTACCCTCCCCAACTTCGTCGATCCGGAACAGGTAGGAGCGCCCCTCGGCCAATGTGATCTGTGAATTGAACAGCCGGTCGACCGCGCCAAGAATGCGTTGATGGAATGCCGCCTCAATCGCCCTCTGCTCCACGGTCGACTTATTCAACGACCCGGGCGGACGACCAGCCCGAGCACGCTTCCCGCCGTGGCCGGATGATTTCTTTTTCAAGAAACTGCCGTCTCCACACGGTGGCGAGGTGCCATTTTCTGGCCTGAATTCGCGGAAACGAACGACAGCAAATGATCGAAATCGCCGGGCCGGCCGACCATAAACGGCACGCCGGTCTTGAGGCTCAGGCTCTGCGACAGGTGCAAATGGGCGGGTGAGGTCTGCCCGAACTGGTCATAGAGCGCTACGGTGGGCACCCCCCACCGCATCGCGCCTTGGGCCATCCCACCGTAGGTGCCGACATACGCGGACGCACGGGCGATGACCGAGGATTGAATAGCGAGGTTGTTCAGCGGGGTCTGTTGCGCCAAGTCGCTCAGCTTCAACACGTTCGGGATGGTCCCGAGCGCCATATCCGCGTGATCGTCGGCGTGCAGGCCAGAATCCATGAGGATGACCGGCATGCGCTCCGCGACGGCCGCAACGGCCTTGCGCGTCCACAGCACCAGGTCTTCACGCAGCGGCCACGTCGGACGGGCGTACCAGCGCATGGCGACGAACGTCGCCGGCAGTTGGGCGGCGAGCTCGGGCGCAATCGGCGGCGCCGGCATCTTCACGGCGTGCAGGAGGTGCCGATCGAGCCAGTTAATGGGCTGCTTGCCCTCCCAGAAGGGTGCCACCAGGCGATACATCCACGACGGGCTGAGGACGTGATACTTCGCGATGCCAAGGCCGTTGGCCGTCAGGGCGCAGACGTGGCGTTCCCAGGCGGGTGTGCCGGTCTGCTTAATGGAGCCGGTGCGCTGCGAGGACTGCACGCTGAGGGTGCGCGCCTCGTCCAGGGGCATGCGCTCGTAGAGGTCAGCCGTGCCCGCCGTGTCGTACCACTGGGCCGATCCCCCTCGGCCAATGGCAATCAAGCGGTCACGGCTGATGCCGTACCGTTCTCGCAGGTTATGGAGAAACGGAATCCAGTAAAGAAGCTCGAACCCCACTTCGCTCTGCCAGGGCCCAACCAGGATCGGGCGCCGGCTGGCGGCGAGGTGACGGGCGTAGAGACGCCACTGAAGCGGGAGAGTGTTGGGGAACACGCGCATGCGGCCACGTTGATGATCGGACCTGTCGATGACCCGCGTACGGAAACTTCTGCACCCCACGGCAGGCGCGGCAAAACCACGTCCGGGCATCGTGCGGGCGCCGGCAGTCCACGCAGCGCCCCTCGGCCAGGAGAAGCACATCACGGGCAAAGGCCCGC